CCCATGTTGTTCAGATCCGCTGTCGCAAGGAACGTAGCCAAATCGCCAGTGAAGAAATTTCCAATGTTGTCTTCCCAGTAGAAAATGACGCTGGCTGCCGTCCATGAAATCACTTCAGGCGGGGCTGGCGGTTCAGGCGGAACTGGCGGAGCAGGTGGTACCGGCGGCTCAGGTGGTGGTGTGGATTGAGCCTCGAAGAACGAGGAACTCGCGCAGACCATGTTCTTGTAGGGCTCCTTCATCCGCGGCAGAGCGTAAATGCGCAAGCCTCGCAGACGACACCAGCCTTTGATCGTCAGTCGTATCTGAAATTGATAACCCCAAGTGCTCGGTCGCGCGTTGTTGGGCTCGCACTTCTTCGGTGGCGTCGGCAAACTCACGGTCGCTCTAAAACCTTCGCAATACGGCTGCACTGGATACTCTGGGCAACTCACTGCGTCAGGATCTTCCCGACAATCCTTGGCCACGCATTGCTTCCATGAATGCCACTGAATCCAGCACGGATTCTGGTCGACCTTGTATTCCACCATGAACTGGACTGTACCGAGCATCTTGTCGAACCAGAGTTCAAGGCCATCCAGTTCCTTGAACATGAACGGATCCCCCCAAGTGTAAGCGGGCGTCTCCAGATACCAATTCACTCGATCCCCGTTGCCGTTAACCTGACTGTCGAATCGGTCCTGTGTCGTCAATTCCCAGATGTCAATGTTGCCAGTAAGCTTGCTGACGACGACGGCAAAGGCCCGATGCAACCCGCCGAAGTCAGCCTCCAGAAGTTGCAGGACGTAAAGTCCCTCGTACATCCCTTCCCAAACAGGCGGCAATCGGTCAGCCATCGATCCCAATAAATCGAAATCAAACGGGATGATGCCTTGGTGCGCCACGCCAACCGGAGTCTGGAAGGGCACCACCGTTTGAAGCATCCGGTTGTCAAAGTTGATGCCAGAAGCAAAACGCATCAGCGCCCGATCATTGAATCGCAGGACACGTTGCTCCGGTCGGCTGATGGGCACATTCCCCCATTCCCCAAAGTTACGTACGGCAATGGCAAGGCTACGGATGCCGTCCATCGCTTGATAGAAAAGATCGCCGTTCACTGGTACCACACAGCGATCGCCAACCGAACCGAAATCTCGTTGGACAACCCGTTGGAGAGGCTCGGAAAGAGTACTCCACAACGCCCGCGTAACTGGGACGCTGGTAGCATAGATATTCTTTCGGGTGAATGGGTAGAGTTGGCCTTCTCCCAAGGCGGTGTCCAGGTTGGCCGAATGTTTGAGCGCCCGAATGTTGCCAGCCATCGTCGGCACAATGAAGGCGTCTCCGGCCAGCGATACGGGATTCTCCGTAGTCTTGAGAATCGAATCTCGGAAATTGTAAGGAGCCGTTCCTGACGCCTGACTGCCTACGATGTCACCAGCGCAGTATTGGCGACCAAAGGCGTACCACAATCGGCCCATGTAATAATCCATCGGGCCGGCTGGTGGAATTTCATTCCCTGAATTGCCAACTCCCAAAAAGCCATTTGAACGACGAAGTGTGGCTCCATCCCAAAACAATGGCTTCGTCACCAAATCACCGGATTGAATTACCAAGAACTGCTCTCCCTGCACCATGAAGCCAATCGGTTCGTTTGGAGGCATGGTCAGTCCAAATGCTGCCGAAAGATCCACTACCGAATTGTCCGTATCCACACGCACCTGATAGATGCGTCCGCCGATCATGAGCATCATGTAAGGATCGGCGAAAGGAGGCTCGTACATGTAGGCCACTTGAAAGATTCCTGGCCAATTCACATTCCGAACTAGCGGTTTCCAACCCGTCCTTTGCGACACGCCTCCTCCTCGAACGGTTCCATTCGTGAGCCACGCAGATTGATTACGCCTCAGACCAGTCTGGAAACCTTCTGATTGCATCGTCGGCACACGTCCGCTGTCGATGCCTCCCTCAAAGGAAATCTGGCCGTCGACCAATCGCACTCCATTGCTGCTGCCATTCGCCATTAGTCTGGACGCTGAATCCAAGCAGTTACAAAGTCAACTTGCGCATGGCTGGCCAAAATAACCTACCTCGGAGAGAGAAGTATGGATTGCTTTGGGAACCTCTCTTGTCGGACGTCTCAATCGAGATGACCATGATTCGACAAGGAGGCACCATCAAAGGAGAAGGCAACGGACTGTTCTATCACTTCAAAGCATTCCTTTCCATCATCTGGCCGGAGCACATCTGGCATCGATGGAACGAACTGGAATTGCAGTGCTACCTGAGCAACCGAATCATTGGAGAAATGGGACCAGCGTCGGCTGGCAAAACAAGATCGGCGGCAGCTAACGTCCTTGGGGACTACTACGTTTGGCCGGATTGCACCACGGTCCTTGTCTCGTCGACTGAACGGGAAATGCTCGAAATGCGCGTATGGGGTGAAATTAAGAAATTGCACCGGCAAGCGAAGGCTAAATTCCCAGAAGTGATTCCTGGAAACCTCATCGAATCGCGCCAACGCATTATCACTGACAGCCGTTTCGAAAATGCTGAAGGACGAGATTTTCGAAACGGCATCTGTTTTCCAAGCGAGACACTCGTTGACACGCCTCAAGGGCGAACTCGAATAGATCAAGTGCGGGTTGGCCAGACAGTTCTTAACGCCACCGGAATTGGAGTGGTTACGCGCACCTATCGCCAAACAGCCAAGCAACTGCTTCGGGTCACTATTTCGGATGGGAGAATAATCGACTGCACCCCAGAGCATCCGTTTTTTACTCGTAGAGGATGGATTAAGGCTCGTGACTTGGAGACTTTCGATATGGTATTGTCGGCGCATGAAACCATGCGCCTCATGCGGAAAGCAAATGCCACCCGGATACCCAAACAGAAAATATTGCAATCAACGGTGTCGGGACTTATTGCCAAAGAAGCGCTGCGTTCAATGCCGTCATTGGTTTCAGCCTTGGAATCGGAAGGCTCAATGGTCCGGGAATTCGAGGGGACTGTTCTGTTCTCGAAGATGTGCGAGCGAATGGGTGGCTCGGAACCCACCGAAATGGTTGATAGCAAAAAAGTGCGAGCATTGCGGCATGACGTGCAATTTCACTCATCCGCATCGGAGATTCTGCTCAACTCCTTGTCGACACCGCATGATGGTTATGCCTTGTTATCAATGCGGGGCGGAATTCCAATCCATTCAGGAGTCTCCCGCGAAGCCACGGACGAAGTTTTGCAGCACATATTGCAGGCGGAAAGCGATTGGCCGGAAGAATGGCAGAAGGCGAGTGAATCCTACGCCCGAAGAGATGGCAGTTTGGAAACTGTTCCCGGAATCAATTTCTCACTTTCACCTTCAGACTGGACTGATTACGAAACACAACCACAAGCATTGGTATCAATTGGACATCGCTTTTCCGAATCTGAAGCTTGCGGTGGAAATCGATGGTGGTGTTCACAATATCCCATCGAAGATGCAGAAGGATATTCAGAGAACCAAGAATCTAAAGGCTCTTGGGTGGAAAGTGTTGAAGTTCTCGAACAAAGAGGTGATAGCCGATTTGATGAAAGTGAAGGCGGCTATTCAGTCTACAATCTTGAAGTTAGTGGCCACCCAAGCTACTCGATAAACGGGATTCTCGTTCACAACTGCGGTGTGCCTTGCAAAAAAGGCGGTTCGTATGTCGGCCTTGGAAGCTTCGCTGGCATCAAGAACAAACGTCTACGAATGGTCGCAGACGAGTGTCACTTGATGAATCGGGTGTTCGTTGATGCCATCGCCAACTTGAATAAGAATGCCGATTTCAAGTGCGTCGCGATGGGCAACCCGAAGGATACCACGGACGCGCTTGGTGTCATCTGCGAGCCGGCGGCGCATCTTGGAGGATGGGATGGTGGCATCGATCAATCGTCAAAGACCAAGACTTGGCCCACCCGCTTCGATCAAGGCATCTGCGTCCAACTAGTCGGCAGTGACTCCCCAAATCTGGACGGTCAACTCGGCATTCCTCTTATTACTCAGAAGGACATTGACGCTGACATTTCCTTTTACGGCAGAGACAGCCTTCAATTCACAATGATGGACGAGGGTCGGATGCCACGCGGCCAAGGATTGCGCCGCGTCATCACCCGCCAGATGTGCCTCAAGTTCGGCGCGATGGAGCCAGCCATTTGGAAGAACGACAAACGCACTAAGATCGGTTTCCTGGACGCTGCTTACGGCTCGGTTGGCGGCGATCGCTGCGTCTACGGTGAACTGGAGTTCGGTAGTGACCCTAATGACCGCCAGATCCTTGAACTGACGAAGACCATGCTTGTTCCTGTCAGCGTGGAAGTGAATGAACTGCCAGAGGACCAGATTGCTAACTTCGTCAAAGCACAGTGCGAAGCCAGCGGTATCCCGCCTCAACAGTTTGGCTTCGACTCTACCGGCCGCGGCACTCTGATGGGTGCCTTCGGTCGTCTCTGGAGCCCACACGTCGTGCCAATTGAATTCGGCGGGAAGCCTTCAGAACGTCAGGTCACTTGGATTCCGAACAGCAACAAAATGACCTGTCGTGATTACTATTCGAAGTTTGTCAGCGAACTTTGGTACTCCGTGGCTCTTACGATTCAGAGTCAGCAATTCAGGGGCATGACCGAAGAGGTGATGAACGAAGGTTGTATGCGCGAATGGGGTATCGTCGGGGCCAACAAGATCGAAGTCGAACCGAAGGAGAAAATGAAGCTCAAGACCGGTCGTTCACCTGACTTGTTTGATGCACTTGTGAGCGGAGTTGAGATGGCCCGTCGATTCGGATTCATCATCTCTATGATCGTGGCCAAGGATGCACTGAAGGCTGATGATGGATGGAAGAATCGCTATCGGGACAGAATGCGGCAATTGGAAGACAACCACCGATT